GCCGGGGGCTCAGCCGGAGGTGGCGGCAAGTCTGGTGGCAGAGAAAAAGGCCTCGGCGGTGGGGCGGGTGGTGGCCTGGGGATCGTCCGGCAGGGTGGCCTGGAGCCCGCGGGATGCGGTGAGCCTGATCAAGACCGGGTTTCTGGGCAATCCGATCGGGTTTCGCGCGGTCAAGGTGATTGCCGAGGCGGCGGCCGCCTTGCCCCTGATCTTGCAGGATTCCGGGCGACGCTATGACCTGCATCCGCTGTTGGATCTGATCCGCCAGCCCAATGGGGCGCAGGGCCGGGCCGAACTGTTCGAGGCGATCTATGGCTTTCTGCTTCTGACTGGCAATGCCTATATCGAGGCGGTGCCGGGGGCGGAAAGCCTGCCGGGGGAGCTGCATGTTCTGCGCTCTGACCGGATGAACGTGGTGCCGGGGGCGGATGGCTGGCCGGTGGCCTATGACTATGTCGTCGGCGGGCGCACCCACCGTTTTACCGTTGGTGACGGTTATTCGCCGATCTGCCACATCAAGAACTTTAACCCGCAGGATGACCATTACGGCCTGTCGCCGATGCAGGCGGCGGCGGTAGCGGTGGATGTGCATGGCTCTGCCTCGGCCTGGTCGAAGGCCTTGCTCGACAATGCGGCGCGGCCCTCGGGGGCGATGGTGTATAAGGGCGCGGATGGCGCGGGCACGCTGTCAGCGGACCAATATGAGCGGCTGGTGGGCGAGATCGAGGCGCATCATCAGGGCGCACGCAACGCCGGGCGGCCGATGCTGTTGGAAGGTGGGCTGGACTGGAAACCGATGGGCTTTTCGCCCAGCGACATGGAATTCCACGAGACCAAGCAGGCGGCGGCGCGCGAGATTGCCATCGCTTACGGTGTGCCGCCGATGCTGATCGGCATTCCGGGCGATGCGACCTATGCCAATTACCAGGAGGCGAACCGGGCCTTCTTCCGGCTGACCGTGCTGCCCTTGGCCACGCGGGTCACGGCGGCGCTGAGCCAGTGGCTGTCGACCTTCACCGGCGAGCAGATCGAGCTGCGGCCTGACCTGGAACAGGTGCCGGCGCTTGCGTCAGAGCGCGACCAGCTTTGGGCGCGGGTGGGGGCCGCCGACTTCCTGACGTCGGATGAGAAGCGCGTGCTTCTGGGCCTTCCGCCGCTGGAGGTTGGTGGCGGGGCATGACCAGTCGGCGCGCGCCTGAAGGGTCGAGGTTTCTGTACGAAAGCTTCGATCCGACTTCGGCCCGGCTGGAAGCCAATGAACGCGTGGCCGAGGAGCGTTGGGCGGCGCTCGACTTCCGGCTGCAGCAAATCGACACCGTTCTGGAGCGGCTGGAAAAGCGCATCTGGGTCGGGGTTTACGGGGTCGCGGCCTTCCTTTTGAGCCAGATGGCCGAGGCGATCATCGCGGCGGCGACCAAATGAGGGATCGGCAAATGAGGGATCAGATGTGGATGATACCGGGCGCGCCAGAGCGCAAATTTACGCAGCCGGAGGGGCCTGCCTTGCAGGTGACCGATGGCACGGTGATCTCGGGCTATGCGAGCCTGTTTGGCCGCAAGGATCAGGGCGGCGATACGGTGCAAAAGGGGGCTTACGCCGTAAGCCTGCGCGCCATGGCCGCTGCCGGACGTGGCATCAAGATGCTGTGGCAACATGACCCGACCCAGCCGATTGGCGTCTGGGACGAGGTGCGCGAGGATGCCACGGGCCTGTATGTCAAGGGACGCATCCTGACCGAGATTGAAAAGGGCCGTGAAGCGGCGGCCCTGCTGACGGCGGGGGCAATCGACGGGCTGTCGATCGGCTACCGCACCGTCAAGGCGGAACGCGATGGCAAAGGGCAGCGCCTTTTGTCCGAGCTGGAGCTTTGGGAAGTCTCTTTGGTGACCTTCCCGATGCTTCCCGAAGCCCGTGTGGCGGCGAAGGGCGACAGCCTGGGCACCGACATCTGGGCCGAACTGGCGGCGGTCTTTGACGACGCCCGCCTCTCCCTGGCCGGGCGCTGAAGTTTCATCGCATTTCGGGCGGCCAAACCGGGTCTCCCCTTCGCCTGAAATGCTTTGGGACGCGCGGCCTTTCACAACCAACCTGAGGAAGACAAGATGACCGAGACCAAGGCTCGGGCCGGGGACGCTTACCCCACGCCCTCGCAACCGGGTGCGGAAGTGAAATCCGCGATGGCCGGATTTCTGAATGCCTTCAGAGGCTTTCAGGACGAAGTGAAAACCTCCTTTCAAAAACAGGAAGAGCGACTGACCATGTTGGACCGCAAGACCATGACCTATGCCCGCCCCAATCTTTCGGCTGCTGCCGAGATGGACATGCCCCACAAAAAGGCGATGGCCGCCTATCTGCGCACTGGCGACGATGACGGGCTGCGTGGCCTGACGCTGGAAGGCAAGGCCATGTCGACGGCCGTCAATTCGGATGGTGGTTACCTTCTGAACCCGCAGATGTCCGAGATGATCCAGTCGATGCTGTCGTCGACCACCTCGCTGAGGGCGCTGGCCAATGTGGTGCAGATCGACGCCACGTCCTACGACGTGATCGTCGATAATTCGGACGTCGGTTCGGCCTGGCAGGCGGAAGCCTCCGCCATGTCCGAAAGCACGACGCCGAACATCAACCGCATCTCGATCAAGCTGAACGACCTGTCGGCCATGCCCAAGGCCAGCCAGCGTCTGCTGGACGATGCGGCCTTTGACGTCGAAGCCTGGCTGAGCCAGAAGATCGCGACCCGTTTCATCCGTGCCGAGGCCTCGGCCTTTGTGAACGGTACGGGCACCGACCAGCCTAAGGGTATCATGCTTCCGAACAAGGTGGCCAATGCGTCCTGGACCTGGGGCAATCTGGGTTACATCCCGACCGGCGCTGCGGCGGACTTTGCCACGACCAACCCGATCGACTGCATCGTGACGCTGATCTACGCGCTGCCGGCGGATTACCGCGCCAATGCGACCTTCATCATGAACTCCAAAACCGCAGGGGCCGTCCGCAAGATCAAGGACTCGACCGGGCGTTTCATGTGGATGGATGGCTTGCAGGCGGGTCAACCCTCGACCCTGATGGGCTACCGTGTCGTGATCCTGGAGGATATGCCGGACATCGCCGCGAACTCGTACCCGATCGCCTTTGGCGACTTCAACTCGGGCTACACCATCGCAGAACGGCCTGACCTGCGCATCCTGCGCGACCCCTTCTCGGCCAAGCCCAACGTTCTGTTCTACGCCTCCAAGCGTGTCGGTGGCGATGTGACCGACTTTGCGGCGATCAAGCTGCTGAAAGTCGCGGTTTCGTAAGGAACGCCTGCCCGGCCTTTGGGCCGGGCCTTTCCGGCGCGTGCGGGGCGACTGGCGGCCCGGCACGCGCCCCTTACGGCGCAAGTTTGGAGAGAAGCATGATGTTGACCGAAGAAACCAGTGTCTCGAGCGCCGCGCTGCCGGTGCAGGCGCTGAAAGATCACCTGCGGCTGGGCACCGGATTCTCGGATGGCAACATGCAGGATGGTCTGATCGAAAGCTATCTGCGTGCCGCCCTCTCGGCGATTGAGGGGCGGACTGGCAAGGCCCTGATGCAGCGAAGCTTCAAGCTGGTCCTGGAGGATTGGCGCGATATGTCCGAACAGGCGCTGCCGGTGGCGCCGGTGGCGGCAATCGCCTCGGTCACGCTGTACACGGCGGCCAATGTGGCGACGGTGCTGGCAGCCTCGTCCTATCGTTTGGTGGTGGATTTGCAGCGTCCGAAATTGGCGGCGGTGGGATATTTGTTCCCGAACGTGCCCATGGATGGCCGGATCGAGGTGCTGTTTGACGCGGGCTTTGGCGCGGCCTGGAGTGCTGTGCCGCCCGATCTGCAACAGGCGGTCTTTTTGCTGGCGGGCCAGTACTACGAACAACGCAATGATTTCAGCGGGGTGCCCGCCGGATTGCCAGCACCCGTGCAGGCATTGATCGAGCGCTGGCGCACGGTGCGTGTGCTGGGCGGGGGGGCGGCATGACCGTACATCTGAACCGCAGGCTGGCGCTGGAGAGTCCAGTGCAAGTGGCTGACGGCGCCGGGGGATTTACCCTGACTTGGGTGCAGCAGGGAATCCTGTGGGCCGAGGTCGTGCCCGGCAGTGGCAGCGATTCGGCGGGTGTCGAGGTGAGCCTGTCGCGCGTGCCCTACCGCATCACGGTGCATGGCGCCCCGGTGGGCTCGCCGTCCCGGCCGCGCCCGGATCAGCGTCTGACGGATGGCACACGCGTGTTTCTGATCAAGGCGGTGACCGAGCGGGATGCCTCGGGCCTGTACCTGACCTGCTTTGCCCAAGAGGAGGTGCCGAAATGAGCTATGCCGCAGCCGCAGCTTTGCAGACGGCGGTCTATCAGCGCCTGACGGGTTGGCCCACACTGGCTGGCGTGTCGGTGGTGGATGCCTTGCCGGCACAGTCGGGCAAGGGGACCTTCATTCTGCTTGGCCCCGAAACCGTGAATGATCAAAGTGACAAATCGGCGCTCGGGGCGGAGCATTTGTTCCAGGTGTCGATCATAAGCGACGCGCAGGGCTTTATGCCGGCCAAGACGGCGGCGGCCCATGTCTCGGAGGCACTGGTGGGCGCGGCATTGACGCTGGGCGCCGGCAGCCTTGTGGGCCTGACCTTCGTGCGCGCCGCAGCCAAACGGCTGAACGTCGGTGACAGCCGCCGGATTGACCTGACCTTTCGGGCGCGGATCGAACTTTAAGGGCCGCTTCCGGACCCTTGGCAACCCTATCGAGATGGAGAGACGAGATGGCTGTGCAGAACGGCAAGGATATGCTGATCAAGGTCGACCAGACCGGCACCGGAAGCTTTGTCACCGTGGCGGGCCTGCGCGCGACGCGGCTGAGCTTCAACGCCGAGACGGTGGATGTGACCACGCTGGAAAGTGCGGGCGGCTGGCGCGAACTTTTGGCCGGGGCGGGGGTGAAATCGGCGGCCATCTCGGGTTCGGGCGTGTTTCGTGATGCCGATACCGATGCTCGGGCACGTCAGATCTTTTTTGACGCCGAAATGCCGCAGTTTCAGGTGGTTATCCCGAGTTTCGGCATCGTGCAGGGCGCGTTCCAGATCACCTCGATCGAATATTCGGGCACTTATAATGGCGAAGCGACCTATGACATGTCGCTCGCCTCGGCCGGGTCTTTGACCTTTACGGCAATCTGATGGGCAATCCTTACGCGGGCGAGGTGACCCTGAGTCTGGACGGGGTGCCGCATGTGGCCAAGTTGACGCTGGGT